ATGTCTTCATTAATATTACCTTTTAAATGAATTACGTATTTTTTAAAATAATTATCAATATTAGAACAACCTAAATAAATTGGTATACATCCACATAACAAAGGTATCATAATTTTTTCTGTAAAATATTCTGGATGTGTTGTGTTTTCAATTACAATACTAAACTTATAATCTTTATAGACATTATAAACATCATCCCAATCAAAATGATATTTTATATTTTCTTTATTATAAATTTTTTTTAAATTGTTTGTACTTGAACCATAAATATCTATATTTAAATTATTTTCAAGTATATTTTTTCCTAATAGATGTCTATAACTATATAAAGTATTAATATTATTATTTTTTCTAGAATATACATAGTTCATTAATTTAGTTTTATGATTAATTTTAATATTTTTGTAATTAAAATGAGGTAAATAATATGAAAATTTTTCTATAAATGGATATTTTAAATTAAATCCTTTATAATTTAAATTTCCAATATAATATTTTTTTAAATTTTCAATACAATATCTAACAAAATTATAATTAATATTAAGAAAAAAATTAGGTTCTTGTGCTAGACCTATTACATTATTTTTATCTATATTTAATTTAGGCATAGGACAATTAAATAATATAGCGTGTGTATAATCATCACCATATGTAAATTTATATTTAACATTATAATTTTTATCTAAATCCCAATTATAATTTAGTAATAATCTTTTATAAATATTTTCATCATTACAAAAATCAGTAAATAATTTTATAATTATCATTTATAAAATTATTAAAATAATATTTTTAAATAATATTTATATAAATTTTTTAATTTTTTGTTATGTTTTAATTTTCAGTGTTTTCAGTGTTTTCAGTATTTTCATTTTCTTCTTTATTTTTTATCCATGGGTCAGAACCTTCAAAGACTTTTTTAGTTTCTTCTTCATCTTGGGTTTTGTTAAAATTTTCAATAATTTCTTGATGTTCATCTAAACCACTACTCCATATTACATCATTTTTAGCTTCTTCTAAATCATTTAAATCATTTTGTTTTTTAATTTCTTCATTCTTCTTTGTTTGATTTTCTATCATTTCTCTTTTTCTATTTTCAAACAATTCATCTTTAGCTGCTTGATTTTCTTTGTATTTTTTCATCAATGTATTAAGACGATCCTCTGAATAATGTTGGTCATCAATATTATCTGGATTTGGGTCCCACGGACACCAGCAACCTACACTAGCAATAAATATATTATGCTTTTTATCTTTCCTTTTTAATACTTCACTTCTTATTTGTGCTTCTCTCATAGTCTCATATGAACCACGTACTTTAATACCACGTACACTTGTTTGAAAATCTACTTGTTCGGCAAATTCTTTTGACAAATTTTCTTCTTTTTCTTTTAAAAAATATTGATACTCTTCGTGTATCCATTTATCATTAAATAAAAAACGATATTTATCTGCTATACTTTGTATAATATCATCCTCTTCTTTATATTTTTCTTTTAAATTAGTAAATAATTCATTAACTTCTTTTTTAAAATTAGATATAAATTTATTAAACATAAATACATCTTTTTTTTCAATTATTTCTTCTGGAGACAAAAATGATAAACAAACATATTGTTGTCCTCTTATAGGGTCATCTTCTTCTAAATAATCCATTTCAGATACAGATACTAAATTTTCATTTTTACTCATTTTAATTAAATATTTAATTTAAAAACCTTAAATAAATTTTTAAAATTTTTATTTTAATTTATATTCTATTAAAATTTAATTAATTAATAATTAAATTAATTAAATTAATTAAATTAATTAAATTTTTTTTTCTTTTAATATAATATAAAAATGAACGGTGTAGATGCACGCGAAGTTATGACAAGAGTACTCAAATATTTTATTGAAGGTTTAGTTGTTGCTGTTGCAGCTTATGCTCTTCCTGGCAAAGCCTTAAAAGTTGTTGATGTAGTAAGCATTGGTCTTGTTGCTGCTGCCACATTCTCGCTTCTTGATTTGTTTGCTCCATCCATTTCTGGTTCTGCCCGTCAAGGTGCCGGTTTCGGTGTTGGTGCTGGTCTTGTAGGATGGCCTGCTGGCGGTCTTGCTTAATTTCTTAATTTTTATTGTTTAAATTAATATAAATTATATTTAAATTGTTTTTATTTGAAATTTATAAATTTAATATAAATTTAATATAAAAAAAATTAAATACTTCTAATAAATTCCCAATTTAATTCTTCACAAATTTTTTTCCAGGTTTGTTCTTGTTGATGTAATTTTTCTCTTGATTTTAATAGAGGAAAATAGGGTAAATATTTATATTCACCTAATATTTCCAAAAATTTATGCAATACATAAGAATAACTTAAGAAATTTTTTCTATTTTGTGGGGAATGTTTTAAAAATGGTACTTGAATTTCTTTGAACATATTTCTTAATTTTTCTTCTAATTCAGGTGTTAATTGAGGATTTACTCTACCAGTTATTCTATTTAATATATAAGGAATATGTTCATAATATTTATTTATTTTAATTTTTTTTAATATAGCTTTAATTTTATCATAATTTAATGTAGCCATATTATTAATTTTATTTTTCTTTAATTCAAGATAAATTTTATCAAAAACTTCCTCGGGTATATCTGTTGTTTCTTTTCCTTGTGTTTGATTAATCCATTCATTAAAATGGTTTATTCTATTATAACTAAAATAACTAATTTCTTTTGGAGGGTCTTTATAACTAGGTCTTTCATTGTCTATTATAATATAATCAATTGTATTACAATCAGTACAATATAATATACCATCATTAGTTAATTCATTAATTTTTTCAGAATTACAATAATAACATTTTTGTTTTAAAGTTTTAAGATTGCTGTTAATATAATCTTTGTCGGTTTTAGATAAATAATTTTCTAATAAATCTTCACGGTTTAAAGAATTTTGAAAATCGGATTTGCCTAAATGTTCTATTGTTTTATTATTATCATCAAAATTTTTGTAAGGACTAAAGAAATTGACAATTTTTTTATTTTGTTTTTTATCGTCATCATCATTTTCATTTTCAACATAATCAAAATATTTAAATAATATATCACTTGTTTTAGATAAATAATCTATTTCATTATTTTTATTATTTAATTCATCTATTTCTAAATTTATTTTTTTTAATTTTTTTTCTAATTCAAATATTTTTTCGTGTTTGTTTTCTATTTTGTTTTGATTTATAATAAAAATATCTGTTTCATTAATTTTTTCTTTTTTTAAAGTATTTATTTTTTTTTCTAAATTTTTTTTTTCTTTTGTTAATTTTTCAATATTATTATATTTATTTTCAAATTCTTTTAATTGTTTTTCGTGACAAATATCTAATGTATGTGTTGTTTTTTCATAATTACATTTTCTTTTATTTTTTTTTGTTGTTTTCATTAATTTTATTTTAAATTTAAAAATTCCTTAAATTAATTTTTAAGTTATTTTTTAATTTTTTTTTTTCTTTATATAATATATAAAAATGGGAGGAGGTTTAATGCAACTCGTTGCCTATGGTGCTCAAGATATCTATCTTACTGGTAATCCTCAAATTACCTTTTTTAAAGTTGTCTACCGTCGTCACACCAACTTTGCTATGGAATCTGTAGACCAAACTATTAATGGTACTGCAGGTAAAGGTGCCAAAGTTACATCTACTGTTTCGCGCAATGGTGATCTCGTTGGCCGTATGTATCTTGAATTTGATACTACAATCACTGATTCTAATTACAATCCTGGTCATACTGCACTTTCTGAAGTTGAAGTCCAAATTGGTGGTCAACAAATCGATAAACACTGGGGTCACTGGATGGAAGTCTGGGCTGAACTCACTGAATCAAATGATGCTGGTGTTTTAGGTGATGCAGCTAATAGTGCAGGTACCCGCTTCCAAAATCTTGCTCGTGCTGGTGGTTCATTAGCTTCAGCAAGTGATAATCCTAAATGCCGTGTTCCTCTTCAATTCTGGTTCAACCGTAATCCTGGTCTTGCTCTTCCATTGATTGCTCTTCAATACCACGAAGTTAAAGTTAGTGTAACATTTGCCAATGCTGAAATTACTCCTTCTAATGTTGAACTTTGGGCTGACTACATCTATCTTGATACTGATGAACGCAGACGTTTCGCTCAAGTTTCTCACGAATACTTGATTGAACAAGTTCAACACACATCAAACACTGGTCCATCGATTGACCTTAACTTCAATCACCCCGTCAAAGAACTTGTATGGACTGGTAATGTTGCGAGTGATGGTACTAGAACAGTACTTCCAAGTGGAAATACCAAACTTGTTCTTAATGGACACGACCGATTTGCCGAAAGACCCCCTCAATATTTCACACAAACACAAGTATGGCAACACCACACTGGTACACCTGTAAACTGTGCTGATGGTACTGCAGGAGCTTTAAAAGCTTCTGTTGATGAAATTGCTGTTTACTCATTCGCCCTTAAACCCGAAGAACACCAACCATCGGGTACTTGCAATTTCTCAAGAATTGATAACGCTCAACTTAAAATTGCTGGTAATGGCAATACAGCAGGCACTAACACAATTAATGTATATGCTGTCAACTACAACGTACTCCGTGTTATGTCTGGTATGGGTGGTTTGGCTTATTCCAACTAAACATAAAATCAAAAATAATTATTTTTTTAATAAAATATATAAAAATATATTTAATTATTGTTTAATTTTTAAAATTTTTTTCTTTATATAATATATAAAAATGGGAGGAGGTTTAATGCAACTCGTTGCCTATGGTGCTCAAGATAT